TTCTTCACATTCCTTCTGGGCATGTAATTGTTTTTAAAGCATATATTGACGATTATCAAGACAAATATGATTCTGATTGGCAATCAACAGATGTTTATGGTAGAATGGATCCGATTCACCAATTCCAAGGCACAAAAAGAGTCATCTCTTTAGATTGGATTGTTCCGTCATATTCTGTTGCAGAAGCAAAGCACAATCATGAAAAATGTTCGTTATTGTTCTCTATGTTATACCCACACTACAATGTCGATGGTACCGGCAGATCTAGTGCTACACAAATTAGCACAGCCCCACTGTTTAAAGTTAAATTTGGTAATCTAATTCAAGATGCACAATTTGGAGAACAGGGTGGTAGTGTTCAAGATGCCGGTTTGGTGGGAGCTATTAGTGGATTTACTTACGCTCCAAACATAGAAGCCGGCTTTATCGATCAAAATGGGCCAGCAGCTGGAGCAACTAGCAGCGGTGGATATGCAGATGGATTTTATGGACAATTGTACCCCAAAGAAGTTAAATTATCCATGGAATACACAGTGTTCCATACTAGTCCTTTGGGCTGGAGTGCGTCTGAGGGAAAACGAACGCCGGGATTTCCATATGGAGGAAGCACCGGTACAGGCGGTGGCGGTGGTGCATCTGGTGCAGTAAGTGAACTAACAGATGTGGCAACAGATGCAGCCAATAATATGACAGAGCATGCCGACTCGTTAATAGAGGGGATATTAGAATGAGTAGATTTAACAAAAGAAAAGTTTTTGCAAACAGAAATGATTTATATCATGATATAGCTGAAGAAAGGGATGTATCCCACTTCAGACAATGGGAGACTGCAAATTTTAGATATCCATCCGCCCAAGAGATGAGGGAAATAAGAACCGTCAATCATTTGTGGACAGTTGGCGACAAATATTATAAGTTGGCTCATAAACACTATGGAGATTCTAGTTTGTGGTGGGTTATTGCATGGTTCAATAAGCGTCCAACCGAATCACATGTAACGGTAGGAACTGTAATAGCAATACCAATGCCCATACAAAAAGTACTTAAGTATTTGAGGAATGAATAATGGCAGCAGAAGAAGAAGAGGGCGAAAACAGGGTAGATGCAAGGTTTACTGAATCTTGCTTCTTGATGGACTATATCGATGTCATATCATCATTCGGAAGAACTAAAAATCCCGCAGGGTATAAGAACTTTAAAGTCATTGAATGTTCTCCGGATGCTGGTGGTGGAGCTCATGAAATTATTTCAAAATTAACCTCTAGAGATGGTTTGGAACAATTTCTGAACATAACGCCGGCTGCATTATCAGTCTTACAACCAAAAGTTAGATTGTTTAAGCAAGTATATGGATCTGAAAACTCTAAAACGCCAATTGCTGAACCAGAATTCATGTTTGATGATTTTTATAGCAGAAGCAATGTCGACTCTATACTAGGGGGTGCTAATTTTAGGGTTGGCGGAGTTGGATTAAAAGATGTTGCTTGGAAATTAGCCGGAACAAATCCTGCGGAAGCAGATAAAGTCATAAACGTTGATATGACGTTCGAATTTCAAACTGCTTCTGATCTATTAGGTAATAGAATCGATTCTGATGGATCTATCAGAGCAGGAAACCCAGAAAATGATCAAACAGCAAATATGGTTGATCTCATACTTCATCCACCCGGATTTAATGAATCCCAAGGCGTAAAAGCTAGATTAGCCAGCCAAAAGGGCGAATATGTGCCTAAATTTTATAGAATAAGAATGGATATTGGGTGGGCAGATCCAGTACTGAATAATCAACAATTTCCAAGCATGCGCCCGGATCCATCTAATAAACTTAGAAGAGAGTTGAAAAAGCAAGAGATGTCGATTATATTGAATCTTGTAAGTCATAAGTTTGATATACAAGAGAATGGAAAGATTTCCCTATCAGTAGAATACATTGGCGCCCTAGAGGAATCAATTAACGGAAATAACGCAGATATTTTATCTCTAGTGGACAAGCTTAAGAAAGATGATGGAGTACAGAAAACAGAGGAAGATTTAGAAACTAAGAGACAAAGAATATCTGATATGGAGGAGTATATAGAGTGCCTGAAATTAGGCGACTCATCAGGTGGTAAAGAAGATGAAGTAGATGCCTACAAAGATAATATCGAAGGAATAAAAGAAGATATGGATGAATTGGAAGAGGACATGAAAGAAATGACATCGACTCGCAAAGGTTTGGTATACCAACAGTTCTTGACTCATTTGAATGAAAAGGTATACACTTTCGATGTCGACGAATCTGAGATTGAAGAGTGGCTTGAGAGCATCAATAAAGACACCGATCGCCCGTCCTTTGAAGGGCTAGGAGAAAGAATTTTAAATGAAGCTCCCGACTCTGCAGACGATGGGAATGACGCTGTTGAAGAAGCGGCTGATGAGCAGAAAGGCGACATAGATGAAGTCAATGATGTAATTGAAAACGCAAAAGAAGAGAAAGAAGACGCCTCAAAAGGATATTTATCTTTTCTGTTCTTTGGTGACATAATGGAGGCTGCATGTGAGATCATGAATCCTCAAATCAACACCGCTGTATCAGATTCTGCCATACTTATTGGGCCGGTTGTGATAAACCACCCTAGGGGCAAAAGATTACTAGTTAACGCTGCAGATATACCAATATCTTACAATGACTTTCAGACGTTCTTTTTTGAAACTGTTGTTAGGAAACAATTGGCATCATATCCCCTGAAACAGTTTATAAAAGATATATTAGAGAGACTAGTTAAAAAAACACTACAGCCATCGGAATGTTTTGAAAAAGGAAGAGAGAAGAGAGCAATAAACATTAGTTTAAATAATTTTACAGTTACTAAGACTACTGCCAATCAAATCGGAATATCGAACATCTACACTGGACAACCTACTGGCAGACTAGATGTATCAAATGCAAATTTTAATGTTCCTCCTCCATCAGAAAAAGAAGAATTGGTTAACTGTTTGCTGTTTTATATGAATTCTTATAAGGCTTCTGAATTAAGAGGAGTCGAATGGAAAGATAGAGAAAAAGGAATATACCATTTCTTTATTGGTGCTGAAGGTGGGCTTGTTAAGTCGATTAATTACTCTAGAACCGACGTCGAAGGACTTAGAGAAGCTAGGCAGGCAGAAGTAAGAAATCTGGGACAGATTCGAGACGTCTATAACGCTTCTGTTACTTTAGTCGGTAATTCGCTGTTTTATCCGGGCATGAAGGTTTTTCTAAATCCTCCTCTTGGCTTCGGACGTCCAGAGGTTGATGGTTACGGAGACGAAGGAAACTTTGGCTCTATGGCAAATCTTCTAGGTATTGGAGGTTATTACGATATTATAACAGTGGAATCTGAGATATCTAGGGGTGGACAATATGAAACAACGCTGGAGTGCATATTTGCACAATCGGGAGGTACTGTGGATTCTGTTGATGCAAAATGTCAAGGAATATTAGATGAGCCTCCTGCACTGGATGGACAGGAAGAACAAGCAAATCCGGAAAACAATGAAAATTCACCTCCTTCTGAGAGAGGATCCTAATTATAAGGAGGGAACACCATGTCATCAAGTAAAATACACAATAAAACAAAATACTCCTTAAAAGAGAACATAGCCTTCAAGAGAACGAATCAAAGATTTCAAGATGCTTTGGATGTTTTTGAGCCGTTTTCTGAAGAAGAGTTAGATGAAATAATAGAAGATATCATCAAGACTACTACTGTCGATGATATATTAGAGCCATTTTCTAAAAAAATAATTCCAAAGGGCAAAAATACTAATAAAACAAAAAAATTGTATTATAATAAAAAATATTATTATAACCATGCATTCCCGAAAGGACAGAAACCCGGATCTCAAGACGTAATAGCAGGAACTGCTGTAGACGATCAATCAAAATATCAAGGAGAAGCTAGAAATATCTTTGCTCCATTCAATGCAATCGATTTTAATCACGAAAAAGCTTTTTATGGCAAGATAGATACAAACAACCATTCGATCTACCCATCAGAAAAGTTTTTAAGTCTAGTTAACGGCACCACAGATGTGATGTTGTTAGATTTTGTTTGTGATGCACTGAACGAGATGTTGGCGAAAATTGATAAGTTAAAAGAATCCAACAAAATATCTCAGGATAGCGTTTTTTATGGTATAAAGGTACATAAAGGATGGACTAGCTTTGTATCAGATCATCACAACACAATGAGAGCCATATTTGAAGGATTTGTGTCTAAATTTGCGAACAATGCACAAAATTCTATGACAATATATAAATTTAGTGATTATTCTTATCATTTTGTGTCTTTTCTGGGTAGATTTTTAAGTAAATTTCCCATCTCTAGAACAAATCTACAACTGAGAAGCACTACGAGCCCTAGAATTTCTGGAATTGTATTTGAAATTTCGAATGAAAAGCATGATGATGACGAGAAGAAATACGTCAACTATATTTTGGATAGACATTTTTTACAAATTCAAAATATTGCAAACGGATTTGGCTTTATGGTTGATCGTAACGCTCCATGGAGATTTGTGGCAGATTTGGAATCACCACAGATGGAAGCACGTATGAGGGATAAAGGCTTTGGTACATTACAAGAGATGTTTGACGCTCGCTATTATAAGACTCACTTGTTTGAACTTAATAGTTTAAAAAATTACTTTTTTTCATTTTATGACTCTTTTGTCGAATCGTATCCTTACTTTACAGAAGTTCACAAGTGCGGTACCGGAGCAAAAGCAAAAGTTCTATATAGAAAAAAAAGAGAAAAAGATCCATTTACAAACAGAAAATTATTAGAGTACTATTATTTTATACGTGCCAAAGAGTGTTATAAGGACTGGAATCAAGAAACATTTGATCACGCTCTAGAAGAGGCTTGGCAGGTTTTTAAGCATTATGGGTTTATAGAAGCACTAAATCACATCAATGACAAAACCACCCACATATACGGTGATGGGGCGAATCCGGGAATAAAAACAAAAAAAGATGAAAAAAATAGAATATTTTTCAATCATCAACCGTCTTATAAGAGGAATAGTTTTTCAATTAAAATATAGGAGGGAATATGTTGTTCCAAACACTTGATGATAAAAAAGAGTGTGTTGGTATCTACGCTAATGGAGAATTACGGTTCGACGAATTGCCTAATGGCATTTCCAAAACTTGGAGTTATTCAAATTTTCTTAGCGGCGCTGATATCGACTATGCTTCGATTTATTGTTTGGGCAGATCTCTAGATGATGTCTGTCCTGCACATTTATTAGAAGACTGGATCCGAGTGTCCGATCGATTGCGATCATTTATTAGAGCCAATAACTTAGCAAAAGTTAGTCTAGTAGATAATTGCTTTTTTGATCTGACTCCGGAGCGTTTCTTGAAAGAATATTGTGAAATAAAAAATCAAATCTGTGAGTGGGTTTTTGAGAAATATGAACGCCCAGCAAATTATGATCATTTATGTTCAGTACAAGAAGTCTTATCGGACATAAGGTTTCGAAAAGTTAATTTTGATTCCAAACCACTACAAAGTTATTGGGGAGAAAATAAAGCAAAACTTCTCACTAAGAAATTTAGTGGCACTGATGTGTACTGTAAGTACAATTTATTCGGCTCTGTTACTGGTAGGTTGACGTTAGACAGAAACTCCCTACCCATTTTAAACATGAAAAAAGAATATAGGGCTACAATCAAGCCTAACAATGATTTCTTTATAGAATTGGATTATAACGCTGCTGAGGCTAGAGTTGTCTTAGCTCTAAGTGATAAAGAGCAGCCAAATGAAGACATTCATGAATATCATGCGACTAATCTTTATCAGAGCTCAAGGGCAGATGCAAAGAAAAGATTCTTCGCTTGGTTGTATAATCCTAACTCAGAAGATTTAATCTCTAGTGGGCAATATGATAGAGACTTGATCTTGGGCAGATATAGGTTATACGATTCGGTTGAAACTTTATTCAATAGAAAAATTAAATGTGATGATTTTCACGCTTTTAACTACCTTATTCAAAGTACTTGTGCTGATATGGTGTTGGAAAGAATGGTGGCGATACATGAACTTTTGAAGGGCAGAAAGAGTTACATAGCGTTCACACTTCACGACAGCATTATACTAGATTTCAATTCAGAAGATAAAGACTTGATTAAGACAATTGTAGAAGAATATAGAAATACTAAATTAGGTAAATTTAAGACTACTGTATCAGCAGGTAAAGATTTATATAATTTAAAATTAATTAATATATAATATTATTATTAAATAACAATATATGAATAATATTATTAAAAAATAACAATAACTATTAAAATATGAATACTTGGAGTAAAAATGAATATAATAGGATTAGGAAAAGCAGGATGTAAGATAGCAGAGTTATTTAAAGAATATCCTCAATACACAGTCTTCAAAATGGACTCAGACGAAAGACTTAAGAGAAAGAAGAATTGTTTCTTTATTCCACAGCAGGGCAGTGCAGAACTATATGATGCAAACCCAATCGATCTAAGCAGATTGAAAAAGAATTTAGATGAAGAGGAAGTATATTTTATAGTTTGCGGAAGTGGAAAGATCTCAGCATGCACCCTTTGGATCCTTAGTGAAATAAGGGACAGGAAGATTAATATTGTATATATAAAACCAGATCTAGAATCTATAGATAATAAGTCAAAACTCAGAAACCGTGCTCATTTTCATATATTGCAAGAATATGCAAGATCAGGAGTCTTTAATAAATTTTATATCATTGATAACAATAAAATGCCAGAAATCATTGGAAAAACGTCAATTTTAAACTATTACTCAAAAATCAATCAATTCGTCGCAACAACAATTCACTGGCTAAACATCTATATGAACACAGACACGGTATTTGATACATATAGAGAAGGATATATAACTTCCAGAATTTGCACCTTCGGAATTGTACACTTAGAGGAAGAAAAATGCATAGATACTTTTTCTTTAAAAAAATGCAATCAGATTAAATATTTCTTCGGTGTCAATCGTATAATAATAGAGGGAGATGAAGAGCTTCTTGAAAAGCTCAATAGAGTAGTTGCTAATGATGAAAAGGACATCTCAATATCATATGGCGTCTACCCTACTGATCTTGAAATTGGTTTTTCGTTTGCCCTCAAATCATCATCTGATATTCAACAACAGGAGTAAATAATGACAAACAATATCAAATACTATCGTGGAACATTCACAAAAGCTAGCGGAGAACTTCGAACAATGTTTTTTGTTCGATCAGAAGATCTTCCAACAACCTTTATTGAATCTAATACTAAAGGCACAGGCAAGGCTCGTAACCTTAAAGAAGGACTAGAGACAGTCTGGGATCTACAGTCAAAATCTTGGCGTACATTCAATTGGCGAACTGCCAACACAGAAGAAGTGGTGACATTTCACGGAAATGAAAATATTTTGAATAATTTCAACAACACAAACGTATAATGAATAGCGAACAAGAAAAATCAACTTGTTCGACTTTAGACAAAACAGTCAAATTAATTAAAAGGAGAAAATATTATGGCTATTGATTTCGCAAAAATGAAACAGAAGTTTCAAGCTCTACAAGGAAAAGGTGGAGATAAACAAAATGTATTTTGGAAACCACAAGATGGTGATCAAAGTATTCGTATAATACCGACAGCGGATGGGGATCCATTCAAGGAATTTCACTTCCACTATAACGTTGGTAAAAATCCGGGATTCATTTGTCCCAAAAAGCAACACGGAAAGGATTGTCCAGTTTGCAATTTTGCTTGGCATATTTATAACGAAGCAAAGGATAACAATGATGCAGAGACGCTCAAGTTAGCTAAGTCTCTCTTCCCTAAAAAACGATTCTTCTCACCAGTAGTGGTGCGAGGAGAGGAAGATCAAGGAGTTCGTCTCTGGGGCTATGGAAAAATGGCTTACACTGAGTTGATCCAACTTGTTCTCAATCCAGACTACGGTGATATCACTGATGTAGATGGTGGTACTGATCTTGTCATTAATTATGGCAAGCCGGCAGGAGCATCATTCCCAGTGACTAAAATTCATCCTCGTCGACGTCCGTCTGCAGTTGCAGATTCAAAAGAAGGTGTCCAAGCTATTTTAGATGGGATCCCCGAATTTGAAGGGAACTTCAATGTCAAGACAGGAGAAGAAATTGAAGAAATGCTTTCGAGTTTCTTATCCGGTGAATCTACCGACACAGAAGGAACATCCGAGACTACAAAGTATAATAATAATGAAGCCTCTGACGTAGATGCAGCATTCAAAGAATTACTATCATAGACAATCTCCTATTTTAGTACGAGTTTTTCAGTAGCTCACCAAAAACTGTCTAGTATTTATCATTATCTAGCCCGCAGGTAGGCATGGGGTTACAGATGCCTTTCTCATTTAACACAGGGAGCAAATATGGGAAAAAACAGTGGAAATAATTCAGGCGGATCTAAAGGTTCGTCATCAGGCGGACGAGGACAAGGAAACGGCGGAGGCTGGCCAAGTTCTACAGGAAATCAATCAGGTGGAGGTAGGAGCAATAATCCTTCTTCTAAGAGTCGTTAGAACTCTTTAAACCCAAGGTTTGTAGATTTTCCTTTGCCTAGACAACGAAGCGATGACGGTATAAAAAATCTACATTTTTTTTGAATAACCAAGCATAAACAAACGTATAATATATAAGGAGAAACGATGCCCAAGAAAAAATTAAAATTAGCAACTGGAACTGGCAAACTATCATTTAAGGATAAGCTTAAAATGATCAATAAATTAGCCGGTAACGATGTGGCACACGATCTCACACAAGAGAATCCAACTGATGTGTATGATTGGATCTCAACTTCCTCTACGTGGCTAG